AACTTCGGTTTCCACTTCTTCAGTGGTTTCAGTCTCTGCTTTTTCCTCATTTACCTCTTCTTCAAAAGCCTTGACATCATCCTCGGTTATTTCGCTTTTTACTTCGTTTATTTCTGACATACGATTGTTTTTACTTCCCAAAAGAGGAAGAATATATTAATAAATATATGTTAAATTATTCTTTTATAAGCCATCCTAAAGCAACCAAGTGTCTAGGCTCAATGTTTATATTGCCTAAATCTTTAATGCTAATATCTGGCTTATTAACACTTAATTCAACTTCAAGTATTTCGGTAAGTTTTTCGGTAAATTCCTTGCCTTTTTCTGGCTCAAACTTGAAAATATCAATTTCATTTCCTTTTTCATCTTTTGATTTATCTGGCTTTCCTAATTCTAGCATTAATTTATTTCTTTCTTTCTCATAAATCTCTACTTCTGGAGATACATTCTTTAAGAATAAAGAAATCTTAAAGCTAGTAAATATAGGAAGTTTCTGTTCTCCTAATATTTTTAAAGCCTCAATACTATTAACTACATCTTTCAATTTAATTTTAGTTTCACTACCTTCTGCTTGTTTTTTTAATGCTTCGTTCATACGATTAGATTTACGTCTTAAAAGAAGACGATTAATTAATTATTTAAGTCTGATTTGTCTATTGTATTTTAAATTAGCACAAACCATCTTGCACCACTGGTCAATACTTCCTAAAATATTGTTTTGGTCAACCTTTTTGCTTCTCAAGTCTTGTTTGTAAAGAGTTCTTTGAGCCTCAATCATATTAGATAGCTTCATAGGAACTTCAATGGTAAAAATGTTAGTGTTAACATTATACCAAGCCTTAAAGCCATCAATTGGGTCAAAATACCTTTCAAACAACTCTCTTTGCTTTCCTGTAAGTTCTTGAATTTCTTCTTCAACTGCGATCTTTTTTTCTTCAAGCAAATCTTTATTGTCTAAAGTTTGCCCGACTTCCTTGTCTTTATTAACCAATGTTTCAAGGATACCAAGAATTTGGTTAGTTTTCTCGGATTGTTCTGCTTTGAAAGACTCTAAGTCCTTCTCTAACGATTTAATGTTCGCCATACGATTTTGTTTTACGTCCAAAAAGAGGACGAGTTTATTAATATGTAAATTAGCTTAACATTTTTTCAGCCTCTTCTTGTGCTACGCCTTTATTTTTTTCATACCATTTATCAGCTATATCTGCATCTGTTGGATATTCTATAATAAATACGACGTCTTCACCTTTTTTAATATCTTTATTTGCCATCACTTTAACAGCCTTGCGTATCATTTTAACTTGCTTCTCTGTCACTTTAACTGCCTCTTGCATTTGTTCGTCGTCAGCATAAAGCATTAATAATCCATAAAGATCGTGGCTGTCTATAACTGCTTCTTTACCATCAATAGTGAATTTAATGGTTTTACAGGGCGTTGACTCTCCATCATAATTAGCTTCTATTTTAATATTTCCATATTCAAATTTTTGGTAATGTTTTATCATACACCATTTATATCATAACGCCTTGCCTCGGCTTCAATTGAATTAAAAAACTTTTTAATATGAAATTCTCCACCCTCAGTAAAAGCTCTATCCCAAATAGTATTAAAACTGTCATTTCTCTTTACGGAGTTTTGCAATTGTAAATGTTGTTCAATATATTCAGCAATATATTCTTCAACTACCTCCCAATTCTTATCTGTCTGTATATCTTGGAGTTGTTTGCGTTGAGAATTTGTCATATTATTGCATTGCCTTAGTATCATTGCCCATTAATTTGCTCATCATAGCTTTAACAGGGCTTCCCAAACTTGACGGTGCTACAGCTGGACCACCTCCAGGCATCCCTGCAGCTCCACCTGCACTTGGAACTCCACCACTCGCCCCGCCCTCTTCTATTTTATTTTGGTCAACGAATAGAGGATTTGCAGCATTTTCTTTTGCCTTTTCTTCAGCCGCAACTTTAGCTTGCTCTTCTTGCAATAACTCTGGATTTTCAGACATATCAATCAATTTTTTAGGCAACCAATTCTCTGGCTTCTCATCTTGTATGTCAAGTATTTGCTTAACTGGTCTATATAAATCTAAAGCCACTTCTAATCCACCTTTTGGAGTAAACATTTGTCCAGTCTTCGGATCCACTTGTTGATTAATAAGCGATGACATCTGATAAACTACTGGACTAATAACATTAAACAACTCTAACTTACGCTGTTTTTCTATCTCTGGATTTGGACTAATAATAGATAGTGCCTTTACAACTATTTTGCCCTCCCATTTTAAAGCATCTAATCCTAATTGACCATCGCCACTGCCAAGTTGGAAGAACCTGCGGTCTGGACTTTCAATTAAGTATCCCTCATTGTCTTCATCTAAGCCTAAGTCCAATTTAGGATAGTATTGTGCTTCAACCTTACCAATATTTTCGCCTGCTTCATTAAACTTATTTTCAATTGGTTTAACATTATCTCTAACTATATTATTCTCTTTTTCAAACTCTTCCATTTCCTTTACATTCAAAAACTTCTTTACTTCAGGAATAGAATAGATTTGGTTTGCCCAAGATAGTGTGATGTAAGCATCTTGTTCAATCGCCTTTGCTATATTTAACATTGGAATATTTAATCTCTTAAGGGCTGCATCTTTAGCGTGTAATATTTCACCTAATGTTTTGCCCGTGACTTCACCACCTAATGTTGGTGTAATGCCAGTCGCTTCGTCCATTCTTTCTTCCTGTCTTTCAACACCTTCTTGACCACGATTATCAAATTGGATTTTAACTTGGTCTATTGAACTTCCAGGCAACTTCTGAACTATCTTATTCGGTGATAAAGTAATTTCGCTTTCGCCTGCCTGCGGAGTTCCTGAATAGAATAACATCGGATAAATTGCCATAACAAGTTGGTCAATTGTCATATTGTTCAACCTGTCATACATAACTTTATTATTCTTTATCAATTCGTATAAGCCAATACCATAAATCGTTCGCGGATCTCTGATAATCCAATAAGTATACCAAAGTGTTAATTTACCATCGTCATTTGGTAATGGGGAATAATACAATGGCAATTTTTGGTTGGGGATATATATAACATACAAATCCTTTTTCTTATTTTCATAGAAGCCAACCGTAACCATATCCTTGCGTGTCTTGGTTCCAGCATTCACATTGCTATCTCCAGAGTTTCCTTCTTGTAATAACGAACCACCCTTAACTTCATCGCTATGTTTATACATACCAAACTCTTCCTTAAAGTCTTCCAACGAATAATCTTTTTCGTAATACCAATCATTAACTGAATACTTATCTGTTAGGTTTGCCTTATCGTCAATCCAAGTGCGATACAAATCTAACTTCTCACGATAGATATCATTAAACTCTACAATCTCCTGAGTTTTATATGTATTCTTGCTTGGGTTTTCTGTGTCAACTGTTTGTAATATTTGTTTATCTCTTTTTAAAATCCTTGGCACAGTGTGTCCAACTGCAAAACCATACTTTGCCAAATCAAATACGAATAGCTTCAAAACTTCAATGCTATCATTAATCTCCCAGCTTCTTTTCCAAATAGCTTTAGCAACATCATTTCTTTTTTCATATTGTTCGTTAATTCCTTTAAATGTTGCGGCAGGGTTTTGGTCTATAAGTATTGAAAGAGCTGTCTGTATTTTAATTAACAGGGTTGGCTCACTTAAAGTTGAACGCCAACTACCCTCTTTAAAAGCATTTAAATCAACTACTTTGCTAGTGCCACGCAAACCCGTCTCTTCATCTTGCATTAATATGAAGTTCTCTTTACCATCTTTAGCTTTTTTAGATAAATCATTAGGCTTATATTCTCTGTCCGCATCTCTCATCAACTGTTCAAAATCAAAGCCGCCAAGTATATCAGTTTTAGTCTTTTTAAGTTCTGTTATTCTTGTAGCTAAATAGTCTTGTAATTTAGTTTCTTTTTCGTCTAAATTAATAATCTTTACTTCAGGCTCATCATTTATTTTAACTATGTCTTTGTCTTGCATATTATTAAATATAATTTTCTTGACTTATTACATTCGGATTATTCTTTTTAGCAGCCAGCCGAGCCATTATTCTTTCCTCAACCGTCTTTAGCTCTCCAGTTCTAGGCTTTGGATGCTCACTTGGGGCGTTCTCTCGTATAAAGTGGGTTATGCCAGTTGCTATAACTATATCATCGTACTTACCGTCCATAGCTTCTGGTCTGCCCATATCATTTCTTATGAACACTAGGCATTGGTGTAAAAATCTTTTAGTCCAAATTCCCTCTAATAAGTTAATCTGCACTAATAAGTTATCTAACATTGGCTTCCTGCTCGTGCTATTAGTTGAAAAACCTAACTTCTTATTTACATTGTGCGTGACATCATCAACACTTTCCCGCCAATACAGATTAGGATAGGTTAACACTTCAAACAATTCTGTTAATACCCACAAGCCTGAGTTAGACTCAACACCGAGATAAGAATTATTATACCATCTACCAATAGCATTGAGCAAAGCAGCAAAATCATCAGGGCGAATTTTATTGGATTCAAATTCAGCACAAGTTTTTCCAGTTAAATTATTAATTACACTAAAAGTAGAACTGTCTCCTAACTTTCCCTCCGCAACATCAGCACCTATCACATAACTTGCTAAAGTAGTCGGGGTTTCATAAAAATGTAAATCTCCGTCAATATAGTATTTTAAAGCCTGTTCTGGTATTATTATCTTATTGACTTCAATCGGATCGGTAGCACTAGATAAAAGATACATTATGCGTTCCTTATTAAAGAATGTATTTCCACTAGCCACGAATGCTTCTTCAGGCGTCGTTGGGTATTCCTGATGCAACTTATCCCAATCCTTTTTTAACGATAACCATTTCTCATAGTAATATGTAATCTCTATATCAGTTAAATTAT